AACTTCTCGAACCACTCGCGATGAAACAGAGCGCCTGGCGGCCGAGCCTCCCAGTCGCCTTCCATGAGCTGCGCCTTCTCGTGCGGGTGCAGCTCGTCTAGCGACGATTCGTAGTCCTCTGCGTCGATGTAGGGATTGTCGCGCAGCTTGCTCGGCACGAATGACCGCGAGTGATCAACGAAGCTTCGCGGCGCCTTATCTAGATTCGTTCCTTCGGTGATGAATCGCTGTTTCACCCAAGCGTGACCGGAGCCGCCCGGATTACTTGTCGCCCTAACTCGGATCGGGATCGGTGAGTCAAGCCGCCGCCGCTGTCGGCTGAACGCTATGTAGCGGTATTGCTCGAGTAGAAACTGCGTGAGCTCGTCGAAGCCGACGAAGTGATACGCGCCGCCCTGATAGTTTTCTCGATCCTTCAAGTGCTGAACGTGTCCAAAGTGCAGCTCGGCGCCGCTTGGGAACTTCCACCGGGTAGCCTTTCCGTCGCTGCTTGCGTAGCCGTGCGCTTGACCTGTGAGCCACTCGTTCGCGAGATCTAGCAAGCCCTCTGCAATTGAGAGCTGCGGGAAAGTGCGGCGCAGAATGACGGCGCGATAGCTTGGGAAGTCGACGAACTGTAAAGCGGCTGCAAGCAAGAAAACAGACTTTCCGCCGCCTGCCGCGCCGCCGAAGAGCATCTCTCGTTTCCAGTCCATTGAAAGCGCAACGGCTTGTCGGTCGGTCGGGTCAACCGGCACGTCGATTGAACTAGGCCAGACGAGATCTCCGAGCGACCAGCTAGCCGAGCTCACTCTTCGCCCTGGTCGTCTAGGCCGAGCTGCTTAGCAATTGCCGCCCGCCGCTCTTCTGTGCCCGGCATCACGGGATTCCCTAGAACTGTCGCGGGTGCGGCCTGGTCGGGCTTCTCTGTCGCCATCAAGATCGTTCGCACTGACCCTAGAATGTCAGAGATCTCTCGGCCGTGAGTCGCTGCAAGCGCTAAGCGCACCGCGATGACTTCGGCGAAAGTGGTATCTGGGGGGAGCACTGCAAGCACTCGAGCGTCAATCGTCTCTAGCCATTCGTCCGGGATCTGCTGCTCGAGCACTGCGTCGACTGCTCGCCGTAAGCGCTTCGCCTGTCGTCGCGACTTCGAGCCGCCCGTAGGGTTTCCGCTCTGCCCTGGTTGCCACCGGCTCGGGATCGAATTCGGTACGGGATTCGGCTTAGAGTCGCCTGCTGTCACGGCTGCGATGCCCCGCCGGTACGATCCAGTGTCACTACAAGCGGATAAGGTGCCGGCTGTTTACGGTCGTCTGCCACGATAAGCCGCATCGTTCCACGTGACACGCTTAGAGCCCACCTAGAGCGACCGATAGACGTTACCCCTACGCCTCGAGCCTCAAGCAATTCAAGCACGCGAAGAGAGAACCTAGAGCGCCGCATCGTTAAACCTTTCAATCAGCGTTTCCCATGCGAGCGCCGCCACTGCCGGAACTTGTCCGTTGCCGATGCAGCGCAGTCTGTCCACCCGAGCGGCCACGCCATGAGCCACTCGACCCACGTTGGGTTCAGACTTCCACCAGCTTGGGCTGCAAGCGTCGGTGTGGGTGTCGGAAACATCCAAGCCCGGCACCCTGGGTGCTTCATCATGGACGGACTGAGTTGGTTCGCTGTCGCAGTCGGAGTCGCGAGCCAAGATCCAGATCCGGTCCCGCTTGTGAGGTGCGCCGGAATGGTGCGCTCCCAGCACTCCCCATTCCGCATCGAACCCCATCGCGGCCAAGTCTCCGAGAACGGTTCCGAGTCCGCGAGAAGCGAGCATTGGGCTGTTCTCCACGAATACGAAGCTCGGTTGAACTTCGCCAATGATCCGAGCGAACTCTGTCCAAAGCCCGGAGCGCTCGCCTTCGATGCCTGCGCCTTTTCCGGCGGCGCTGATATCTTGGCAAGGGAATCCGCCAGACACCACGTCAACAATTCCGCGCCAAGGTCGTCCGTCAAAGGTTCGCACGTCATCCCAGATCGGGAAGGCTTCGAGACATCCGTCGTTTTGTCGTGCGAGTAAAACGTCTCGGGCATAGGGCTCGTTTTCGACGGCGCAGACTGTTTGCCATCCGAGAAGTTTGCCGCCGAGTATTCCTCCACCAGCGCCTGCGAATAGTGCCAGCTCACGCAATTAGACCTCCCCACGTTGTGTGGTTGTTTGTGGCTTCGCCATGTTTCACGCCCTCGACCTGGGCTTCGCGTCCCGGCCCCGCTCGGTTGCGAATCGAGTGAGTGAGGTAGGAACGGCTCGTTGAGCCTCAAACAGAATAAGTAGTTACGCCTGTCAACTCTGCGAATCCACCCCAAAACGTCAATCAGTTAGCATGATCGAGCATCGTCGAGCTATTCGTCGATAAACATAGATCGAGATTGAACAATTCAGCACGGTTTTTGTAGTGCTTTCCACTGCGGCGCCGGCAAGCCCACGGCACGCGTTAGGCACCGAGCCACCGTCTCGCTCGGTACTCGCTGCCCTCTTTCTACTAGAGACACCATCGCGTGAGAGCATCCCGCCGCGCTAGCAACCTGTCTGAGTGTCATTCGTTTTCGGCGCCTAGCGAGCTCTAGATTCGTCATTCGATCCCCTTCGGTTGTCAACCTTGTCAACTCTCGCTAGTGTAGCACTTCAACGCAATCAAGCGTTAGGAGACTAAACCGATGACCCAGATCAAGCGACGACTAGGAGACTACGTGTCTAGCGCCTTTCTCAATTCCCAGGACGTGACCGGCAACGAGGGTCCGGCCGTGATCACCGGCGTTGCCGAACGAGAAGTACAAGACGACAAGAAGCCCGGCGGCAAGCGGCTCGCAATTATGATCACGTTCGACCGCTGGCCTGATAAGGGGTACGACTGCAACGGAACGAATATACGCGTCCTGCAAGATATGCTAGGCGACGACGTGTCCCCCGATGATCTGCGAGGTGTGCGGGTGTTTCTCACGACTCACCAAACGAACTTTGGCCGTGGAATACTGTTCCAGCCCCCTCAAGATTCAATGCACGACGCAAGCGCAGCGGCTCGCCAGAAGATAGCTGACGCACGAGCTCGAGAGAGCGCCGCCGAATCGGATCGCTATCAACCTGCGCCGCCGGTGTCGATGCGTCTCGAGCATTCGCACGGCAAAGACACTGCCTGCACGCCGAATAACTGCGACGTTGCTAGAGCGATCCAGCTAGGCAATCCGGTTGACGAAGTATGGCCGGCCGTAGCCGCTTTCGTTCCCAAACATCAACCTGCGGCGCCTGGTCAAGCAAGCGAGCGCTTTGCGAACGAGCCTATCCCCGCACCCACTGACGAAGAGATCCCGTTCTAATGGGGCGTTTCAACAGTCGGTCTTCAATGCTGAACCAAACCGAGAACCTGCTCAAGCTAATCGAAAGGCACGCTGCAACGATTGAGCGTCTCGAAGTCCAGCTAGCGGATAGCTGCCGCGAAGCTGACCTTCTTGATACTGAACTCGCCGCACAAGCGCTTGAGATACTCGCAGCCGAGCGAACTAACCGAGAGCTGCGAGAACGAATCGCCACTCTCGAGCGGGTGCCTAGTATGGCAACGAGCGTTAGCTGGTCGCGAGTGCGTGACTATACCGGGGAGGCATAGATCAATGCCTACTAGCCCCGAAGTCGAAGCAATCTCAAAGCACGCCCGAGCTCTCGAGCGGCTGCGCCATACGCGGGAGACAATTCTAGATCTGCTAGAAGAGCTCCCCGAGAAAGGGAAGCCTGGTGGCGCGGCGGCTGCTCTTACGGTCAAGCTCGAGCGCCTGGCCGTCAAACTCGGCGAAGCGGTAGAAGACCTAGAATAAACTGGCGGGGCCTGCCCCCCGACGAGATACGTCGACGGCAAAACGGACGGCTAGTCTCCTACGTGGGCTTCGCTGGTAGCGCTTCCAAGCTAACGCTTGGGAGCGCTTTCTTCGTTTGGCGCCGGGTATCGACTAGCGTTTCGCTTCATATATCGACCGAGCACCGGCCCCAGAGCCGCAGCGGCCCCAAGCCATGCGGCGCCGAATAAAAGCGCCGTGCCTAGAGACGACTCTAGGGCCGAGCTCATTGCTCTACGTTTTCTGAAAGCGCCGCCGATGCTGCACCGAAAGGGGATAGAAGCGCCCCGAGTATTCGCGCCACCGCCTCGACTGTTCCCGTGATGACGCCGCCGCCGTTGTCGCTGATATTGCCGCCCTCAAGCGCTGAAGAGCCCGAGCCGTTGCCGCCTACGATTGCGTATCCATTTGTCCACTGAATGCCTTTCGTCTCGTAGGCAATCACTGTGACGACCTGGCCTTCTACGAGCTCGGCCTCCATTGAAACGGGTGTCACTGTCCCAACCGAGCCGGCGCAGCCCGATAGAATCAGAGCCGCTCCGAGTGCCGCTAGTAGCTTCGTTCTCATATGTGAGCCCTTCTTAGTAGAGTATTAGATCGTGCGTCTCTGCACTCTCTAGAATGCCTAGAAGCGAATCCGTAGCTTGTCTCGAATTAATCGCCTGGCCGTGTGAGCTGATAGCTTCCGCTGGCGCTAGACATCCTTCTAGGTCTGTCGGGTGTTTCGCTGAATGAATGACGCAAGCGAATCGGGCCTTCGAGCGATCAGGAACGGCGCCACCTGCAACGGTTAAGCCTTTGAGCGCCCATGTGTCTGGGTACTTCGTGCCGTGATGCCGAACGAGCTCGTACTCACCTCGAGGCACGCAAGAGACGTTGCGCCGGTTGCCGTTCCACTCTCGTTCCATAATCCATAGTGACACGTCGCCGGCCTCGAGAAGTGAGAACTTTCCTCCGAAGTCGTCAAAGACGTGAGACACGACGATCTGCACTAGAAAAGCCTCGCTGCTTCGGCAAGCTTAGAGCCTCCCAGTACCGTGCCGCCGCCTACTACAAGCCCTGCAACCCACTTGAAGATTCGCCATATGATCTCGTGCCGTTCGTCGGCTAGCTTGATGTGCTGCTCCATGACGGCTGCACTCTTCGCGTGATTCATATCTATTGCGCCTAGCCGCTTATGGAGCTCGAGAGTGTTCGCCTGCCCTTCGCGACGAGCTGCCGAGACTTCGCTAGCCAGCGACTCTAGCGCTTTCGTGGTGTTGGCCTGATTCGCTGCAATCGATGCAAGCTGCGTAAGGTTGTCGTCGGTCACGTCACTGACTCGAGAACTATGTTCACTTCTGCTGAATCGAAACTGAACACAACCTGAACGACTCGACACTTCACTGCGGCTGATTCCCAACGTGGATGAATAGAAACGATGTCACCGGCTTCAATGTCGTAGCCAACCGAGAACGGAATCCCGCAAGAGTAGCGCGCTACCTGGCCGCGAAGAGATTCGGTCACGTAGTAGCCGAGAACGTCCGTCGCACTGGTGGCGTCTGTGAGCAATACGAACGGAATAGGATCGGCACGGCGCGCGCCGTATTCGGTTTGCGCCGTAGTGATTTCAGCCGTTGCCACCTTCGTTGAAATATCGTTCGTGGTTTCGTCGGCCGTAAGCGCTTCGCGGTAGTTCTGTGTTCTATCTAGATCCATACCGACGATAGGATCATAGATCGCTGAGAACCTACTCCCGATTTCGATTAAGTCGCGAAGCGTCATCTTTAATTCAGAGAACTGCGTCCCGATAGCCCTTACGACTGAACCAAAATTGTAGCTGGTGTTCGCTGATAGAAGCTTTAGCTCCGTGCCGCTAACGCCCTCGGATAGCACCGCGTTAGTTCTTGAGTTAAAGCCGATAGCAGCAACGAGCTCGGCTAGCGTATTCGCCACCGCTGATATGTCGATGTTCACCGAGACGGCCGGAACGTCTGTTTTCACCTGCGAGAAGCTGGCCGCATTCTTAGTAATCGCAGCACTCGGTAGCAAGTTATCAAGCACGTACTCGAGAACGTCCGCTGGATGATCTCCGGCGCTAATCAAGGTGCCTGAGTAGTAAACGGGATTTGAGGTGATTTCGATATCTTCAACTGCTGGAAACGGTAGATCTCTCCAATGAACAATAAAGCCAAAATTGTTGATATTGACCACGTTACTTAGAAAGCGCACCGTGTTAGAGCCTTGCTGTAGATCTCTCTTTGTAAAATATCCGCCGTGCGGATAGATCCAGTTGTCTGTGTAATTTACAAAGAACTCAATCGCGTCAAAATTGTTCCAATGCGCCGCCGGTACGTTGAACTGCACTTCAATCTCGCAAAGCCCTACGTCAACAACTGAGAGCCCGTAGAGCGTATAGCGTGATTCGTTGTTTCTATAGACAGCCTCGAAACGAAGCCCGCCCGTTATTACTGTCGCACTCCACGTTGACGACGGCCCGTTATCTGGTGGGCTTATAAAGTCGTTACTGTTGCTAGAGTATAAACCCCACTGTGTATAACTAGCCGGTATGTCAAAGAGTGTCGTAGCCGTCTCGGATATAACGAAGCCGCCCTTTACGTCGACGCGTAGATCGTCGCTAGGGTTTCCGCCTAACTGAAGCACCGAGTCGAGAGCGTAAGAATACTCACGCATTAAAACCATCATGTTGACAACTAGGCAACCGACCGGCCCGGCCGGGTCTTTGCCGTATACGTTCTGTGCGCGACACGCGAGCGGCACAGAAGCCAGTAGGTCAATCTCGCCGCCGCCGCTTGCCCTATAGAATGCAGACGTTCCGAGCCCTGATATGCCGGCGCCCGATACTCCAAATTGAAGCTCTTTGGGTAACAAAACAACAGCCGAACCGATGGCGCCGGTGGTTGCCGAAGTATTAAACAGACCCCTAGCTAGCCCTAACCTAACGACGCCCCCTCCGCTGTCTAATACGTTACCGACCTGCGCTATTTCGCTGCCGTTCAGTAGAACAAATGTGCCGGGACCGGTTCGAATTCCGGTAGATCCGGGAGTCGGTATGTCTGCAATGTTTGCGTATACATAGACAAACGATGAAGTAGTGAAAGCCGCCGAAGTCGTCACCGTAAAACCTGCGTCAAACCATATGGGCTTCACGTTGTTTACGTTGCCGACTAGGAACGGGTAAGCCTTCCCGTGCTCTACCGGGGGGATTCGGATATCGACGGGAACTCGCCGCCCGCCTTCTAGAATCTGGTCTTCCGTATCGCACGTGAGCGTGAACGTCTGCGCGTTGTCGCTGAACTCTGGCATAGCCGTGACTTCGCCACGCCATCTCACCGTGTGAACTTTGCCGAGCGCCGCTAGGTCATACCAGCTCGGATCGTCTGCGGCGCCCTCTAGGTCGATCAGAATAGAAGCGACTGTCACGCGCGCACCGATTAGCCGCTCTGATAGCAAAGTCTGCCAGAGATAGTTTCCGGCGCGAGGCGTCGCGTCTATCTCAATCTCGCAACCTTCCCGAATCGTGTAGCTGCCCTGGTCGGGTAAGTGCTCGAAGCCTCGAGACAGCGGCGATACGGTTATCAATAACGGGTCGAAATGCTGCGCCGTTACGTTGTCCCACTTGTAGAAGAACGGCGCGCCGCGTGACCAGTAGTAGCTTGAGTCGACTGTTCTCGCGTCTCTGTCTGTAAACGTCTCGAGCACTACAAGCGGGAATAAGCCGATGCTAGATCGCGAAGCTAGTGTTAGCTGGTCTGCGTTTACAACGAGCGTCATAGATTGTCTTCTACGAACTCAAACGACATCCGGTAGCGAAGCCCGATTGACGGCGCCGAGAACTCCTGCCGCCGCTCTGACCTCTTCGAGAGCCTCACTAGATAGGGTCCGGCGTCTGTTGTATCAGGCGGCCAGTACCAAAACGAGCGGCCCCGAGCCTGCATCACCTGGTCGAGCAAAGCATAATCGGTGCTTGCCGGGTCTACGTCTCGAACCTGAAGCGAGAAGGTGCGGCGCGGCGAAGCGAGCTCGATAGAAGCGATCCCGCTTGGGAACTCGGTTTCTAAAACTTGGTCTATCCAGCCGTTTGAAAATTCCGGCTGTACTGCTGAAGCGGTAGACAATTGCTCATAAGTGCCGAGCCAAGAGCCGCCTACTGAGTATACGTCGGAAGCTACCGAATCTGATATCTGCCATATCCAGTATTGTTCGTCGCCGCTCGATAACGAAAGATCAATAACTTCCGAGCCTGAGATAACTGAGGTAGCTACCACCGTCGGCGAAGGATAAGAAAAAGAGGTGTCTTGGTAAACTCGAAGGGTCTTTCCTTCCATCCCAGTGTGTCCGCTTGGAATAATTAGGCGGTTTAACTCTTTTGAAGGAACTGAGCCGAGATCGAATCTAGGCCCACTTCCTGTGCTTGTCGCAGTCCAAGACGATACCGATCCTGAGCGCCCGTCAATCATATTGCGCCGTTCGGAATTGCTTACCGTTTGGCTTCCGTTGTATTTCATTTGATTCGCAACGTCTGTAATTGCCGAGAACGCGTTTGAAACCATAAACGCCGGTTGTCTGTACGTCATCGAAGCAACCTCGAGCCGGACCCATCGGCCGTGCGTATTCTTGTTCCGCCGAGCGTAGGCGCCCGGCCGGCTGCTAGTGCTGCGTCGACATCGGCTTGTGAGCGTGCCGACCTGGCCGTCAATCTTCCGCCTGTCGCCGCTGTGACCTGCGCCGCTGCTCGTGCCGTGCGCTGTAGCGATTGTGTGAGCTCGTCCGTCTCACCGCGTAGCGATCTCTCGGCCTCTTCGTAGGTGATGAGCGCCGAAGTCGCTTCTTCTGTGCTTTGAGTGACTTGTCGAGTAGTAGCTGCGCCTTCTGTTTCGGCTTCGTTACGGCTCGATACGGAAGCCGTGACGTCTTCGGTGCGGCTCGAGTAGCTTTCGGAAGCTGTGCTTCCCGCGTTTGTTTCCGCTGCAAGCCGCGCCGTAGAGTCTGCCGCTTTCTGTGATGAATCAGAGAGCGCGCCTTCTGTGCCGGCTAGCACTAGAATGTTTCTAGCGCCTGTCTCTAGAGCGTCTGCTAGGCCAAACGTAATCGCATTCGTGATAACGCCTAGCCCTGTCGCGAACCTAGATAGGTAATCTAAAGTAGGCTCGATAGCGTCTCTAACGTTTTTGACCGCTGCAATAAACGAATCAAGACTCCCGATTACAGAAAGCGCTTCCGTCGATATCTCTGCGAATCCTGTCGCTACTGATTCAATAGCGTCTAGAAACTTCTTAGAAGTTATGACGTCGCTTAGCTTTGCGATTGCGTTGCGAAGCCCTTCGTTTTCTGTGATCGCTTCGCCTAGCTTCTCTTTGACTGTTCCCCAAGCATTGCCTAGCTGTGTAACGACGCCCTGAAACGTTCCGACCTTCGCCGCTGCCGAGCCGCCTAGTCGATCCAGCACGACATCTAGAGCCGCGCCTGACTTCAAACTCTCTACGCTTAGAGTCGCGACTTCGGGAACGAGCTCGCCTAGCTCGCCCCGGAATCCATTGAGAGTCCTAGATAGGTTGACGAACGACGACTCGAGCGAGCCGCCAGTAGCACTCGAGAGCTCGACCGCTGCCGCTGTTAACTTCGCGGCCTGGTCGGCTCCTACTCCTAGATTAAGAGCGAGCGCCTGGTTTGCTATGATCGCTTCGTCGCTAAAAGTGGTGGTAGCCTCAAGCGCCGCCGCTTGGTCTTGGAGTGCTTGAGAAACGCCGGCCGCTTGCGGCCCCAGACTCGCTAGGGACTGGTCAAGTGAGGCTACTGCGTTTTCTTGCGCTTCCGCTGCTGCGACGACATCGCCCGCCGCTCCGGCTACTGACTTAAATAGCCCTACAATGTCCCCGAGCGTAATAGTGAACTTAGAAGCTAGAAAGCTCCCAAGCTTTGAGAACTTGCCTTCTATTTTTTCAACGTTGCCGCTGGCCTGGTCTTCAACCTCAAAGACGACCCGCTGTTTAAAATCACCGCGTGCCATTCTTTCGCCGTTCTATTCGTAAGAGAGTGAGAGCTCGGAGTCGATTGATGCGCCCCTAGCAACGAGCTCGAGCGACCAAGCTTGAGAGTCTCCGAGTCGTTCCGGCTCGAGACTTACGAGCTCTGGATCTGGCATCGAGACGCCGAAAGCGTTGATTGTTCCGCCGATTGTGCCGGGTGTTCCATACGAGAACGAAAGCGCCTCCGCTGTCGATATGTTGTTAGTCCCGATCTGGTCGAGCTCGTATAGAAACTCTCCAGAAGTCGCGTCAATTGTAGCGTTACACGAGATCGTTCGGCCGGTCTGTCGCTGTGTGCGACCGTTAGACGCGTTGCTTGACGCTACCGTCTCGAACTCGTTTGAGACGGTGAGCTCGAGCGTAGAGAAGCCGATCTCTCTAGCTGCGGGAGTGTCCGGCCCCCACGTAAACGCCGCGCCCTCTATCACGGGAGCGGATAACGAAGCCTGGTTTCCGTACTGAAAGGGAGTAGCCGGCCACGATCCCGTTTCGTTGTACGTATCAAACTCGCCGATCAAGTCCCACGTTATCGTCCCAGTCTCACCGGGTGGAAACGAGAACGAAGCGGACTGACACTCAACGTCTCTGATTATGATCTGGCCGCCGTTGCTTGCTTCGTTGCCGAAGTAGATAGAAGCCGTCGCTAGAGCTGTCGGGTCGGGTGAGAATACCTGACCGGAAGCTAGGTCTACCGCTTGCAAGCCTGCCGCCGCGTAGAGAACCTCGAGCCCGTTAGGAATAGCGAAGTCGGCCGCCGCTAGTGGGTTCGATCCCGTTAGGCCCGAGCCCTTGATTTCGGTTACGACTTGGAAAGACTCGACCGTCCGCCCTAGAAAATTGCCAAAGTTTCTGGTGAACGAACCACTGACGACCGCTTTCTCTGTAATGTTCTTACCGATTGAGAACGAGATACCAGAGTCACCTACACCCTGGCCGTCGCTACCGAGAACTGCGCCGTCCGCCTCGTTGATAGCGCCCGCCGTTCCCGAGCCGCCGCCGATTGCCGGCATAGCGGTTGCCGTGCCTCTCGCCGACTGGCCTTTGAATGCTACGCCTAGTAGAAACTTGATATCAGCCATCGGTTATCCCTCCAAAGCGCAACGCGCTAGAATTGTATATCGAACTACTTCGCCGACTCTCTCTAGGTCTGACTCGACCTCGACCTCAATGGGACTAGAGCGCACCGCCGCTAATCCTGTCCAAAACGATTCGCTAGCGACACTGGGCAGAATCAGCGCTAGCGCGTCTTCTGCGGCTGCGATCTGCGTAGCCGTCGATCCTGCGGCTCTGTGCATTATGTCGCACTCGATTGAAGCGATCTGGATAGAAAGATTCGAGCCTGCAATCGTCGTTTCTGCGCCGGCTACTCTGACCGATGCTCGATACTGCGAGCGCTCTACGCGCTGAGAGTCGAGCGATCCCGAAGTAAGCACGACGAACGCCGGCGATAGACTGCCGAGAGCTGTCTCTAGCTGCGCTGTGAGATCCGCCACCGTCGCCATTACTCTATCCGCTCCGTCTCGAGCTCTGCGGCCATGATAACGAAAGCGCCGTCGACGGCTTCGCCCCACGCCTCGAGCACTAGATACGCGTCTTGCAAGCCGTCTACCGATCCGCCTAGATACTGGTCTGCAATCAGAGCGCTAGAGAACGCGTCCCACTCGCTAAACCGAGTCGCTCGGTCGATTGATTCTCGCCACCATACGGTAATAGCTATCGAATCGTTCCAGCTCGTCTGGCCGTACGAGAGCCTGTCGCCTCGAGCACCGAGCACGCGCACTGAAGCGTGCCGCTCTGAACCCTCTACGCTGGCCTGCGTCTTAGGCCCCTGCGTAGTGTTATCTAGCCCTACTGTGTACTCGCCGAGCATCGTCGCGAGTGTTGATTCTAGATCGGTCTGCACACTCATGCGCTAGACCGAGCTCTCTCGAGTGCCTTGCGGAATACCTGTTCCGCCTGCGTCTCGATAACGTGAGTAGCCGCCGGCTCGAGAAACGGTCGCTTAGGGAAGTTACCTAGCCCGAGCTCATGGACGGGAGCGTAAGCAACGGTGGACCCTACAACGAACTGCTTAGGTCGCTGTGACGTATCGGTCGAGATTGAGCCGGACAGTCGGCCCGACCTGAAAGAGAGCTGTCTAGGTAGTGGGGGGCTTGTCTCTGTGTTGCGCCCTCGACCTCTTACGATCTCAACCTCTTTCGCTCGTTGCTCCGTTAGACGAGCAATCGACTCGAGCGCCTGGTCGGAGACGCTGCCTCTGGTCGCTGGATCGAGATCGTCTAGGAATGCACGAATCCTTTTCGAGTCTCTGACGTTGATCCTCGCGCCGTTCACGCGAACGGCCTGTGGTTGCGTAGCGCCATGCGTGACACGGGTAGCTGCTTGAGCGCCTGGACGAAGTAATCCGCCGAGCCCGTGTCTCCGTTCGCCTGTGCGCTTAGTCCGAGCCGAGATCCTCCGCCGGGTAGACTCGACTGCTTCAAAACGAAAGCGCCGATCTCTCTAGCTGCGAGCTCGAGATCAACCGGCACGGCCGAGACGGTTAGGTAGTCGACCTCGATTACCGAAGAGCCTGACCAGACGGTCGGAAGCCCTGACGCCAGTCGCGTTAGAAGTCGGCCGTCACTTAGCCGGTATCCTGCGGCGGCAATTATAGATTGCGAAACGCGTACCGCCGTTATTGAGTCGGCCGGCTTCCGTAGAATGATTGAGCCGGAAAACGGCGCCGTGTGAAACTCTCCGGTGATTGCATCGCCTTCGTAGTCATGCCCGATCTGGCCGGCAATCAGCGACGAAACGGCCGAAATGATTGCGGATATCTGCGAGTCGTCGCCGCTTCCGGTAACGCCTGCGTAGCTCTTAACGGCGGCAATCGTGGTGAGATCAGCCATCGGTGCTTTTTCCCTTCGTCTTTTTTGGCTCGGCTTTCTCTGCAATCAAGTCTTTGAGATTGTGGAGAGAGATAAAGCCGAGAACGTCCTTCGGGATCTCGCCGCCTATGCTCAACTGTTTCGGGACCATCAAAGAGAGCCGCTGTACGCACCGCTTTGTGGGTGTGCCGTTCGCGTCTCCGACAATCATAGAAAGCTTTCGAGCGTTTCTCGTTTGCTGCGTTTCTTCGTGTAGCTCTGGGGCCGCTTTTTCCATCGTGTTTCCTCTCAAGTGCCGGCGATAAAGCGGCGCCCGGCACGTTGCCGAGCGCCGCTGAATCATGCCTAGTAGGCAGTCTTGCGCCATGCGTTGTTCGTGTTGACGGCTGCCGTCGGAATCACTCGCCCGTCGATTCGCTCGTCAATGACCCACTTACGAAGCCCTGTCGAAACGTTCCGCTCGGTGTCGACGCGGATTCCCGTGCGGCTTCCGAGTGCGTACCACTTCGGATTACCGAAGTAGAGCGTGTCGTCGGCCGTCGGGATCTCATAGATCGGCTTATTGAGTAGTCGCCCTGCCTGGTCCGGGTCCGTGTCCGAGATCAACCTTGCGTCTGCAAGCGTCGTAAGGAAGACAGATCGCCCAACCGCGTCGGTGATCGCCATGATGTCGACCAGCGTAGAACCGGAACAGAAGAACATTGAATCCCGCCGGTACTGCTCCGGGAGTGCGTAGTAGAGCGCCACAACGTCGACATAAGCCAGCGTCGTAGTGCCTGCCGTTGCGAGCGTTGTAATCGTCGCGCTATCGAGCCCTTCTGTGATGTCCGACCCTGCACCGGTTGAGTTAGAGATCTGCTCGTCTTCTTCTGCGCCGATTGCGTTGCCAGCGACGACCGTCAATTGGTTGGCGATACTGAACGCCGAATCCTCGAGGAAGTTACGGCCGGCCGAGAACTCAACCCCGAGATCCGTCGCAGCCAGAAGCGCCGACTCACTGGGTGGGGTGTTATCGGCGTATTCTGCATTCTCCGCCCTGGTCGATGCCGTCGCAATCGGGAGCACCGGCACGCGCTCGGTCTGTGATGTCATCGGGAACGTCGTCACAAGACGGCGCATCTTAGACATCTTGTCTCGAGCTAGAATGAGCTGGCCGGCAAGCGGGAGCGGGAGCAATTCGGCGCCCGTTCCGTTTGCGAAGCCGGAGCTCGCGTTAGGCGTGCCCTCAAGCAACGAAGCACGCTGAGACTCGCTGACTCCCAGCCCTTTGAGGTAGGCGTCGTTGAGCTCGTTGTAGCTGCGGATTCGCCCTTCTACGTTGCCGTTGTTGACGTGATTCGCCCACTGCTTGGTGAGCTCGTCGACGCCGGGATTCCGAGCGCTTCGGAACTCTGCGACCTCTTCGGCGCTTCGGTGAACTTCTGTTTCCATGCGCCGATAAAGCGGCTCGACCGCCGAACCGATTGCGCGCAGAGTCGAGAACTCCACCCCTTCGCTTGCGG